TCGACTGGGTCACCTCGTCGACGTACTCGACCTCGACCCCGTCGTTTGATGCCGGCAGGTGTGCGGCGTAGCCGATGGACGACTCGCCGCCGGCGGCCAGGTTGCGGTAGTCGAGCTGCAGCTCCGGGAACTCGCGTGCCTGCTCTCGTGTGACAGTCCAGGTCATTCCATCGCGCCAGATCTCGCACCTCGCCATGTCCGCGACCAGACGAATCCGCTCGCCCAGGCTCATGTCCGCATCATCGAGGGAGCCGTCGAAGCGGAGCAGCGGAGAATCTTCCCCGAGGTCATCATTGACGCGCTGGAAACCGTCGACGTCCAGCCCGGTGATGTCGTTGCCGGCAATGGTCCAGATGTGCGCGATCGACCGGGCGAAGTTGCGCGAGGGGCTGAGGACACCGGACGTCAACGTGCGGACGTGGCGCAACCAGCGCAGATTAAATTTCCGCTCGCTGAAACCCGTCGCGGCCAGCGTGGCCTTCGTCGTCACTCGAAGTGCAGTTACGCCGGGAAGCACCTTCGTCGGGTAGTGGCGGACCGAATAGACCTCTTCCAACTTAGCAACGTCGACTCCGTTCACGTTCATCACGCCGGATAGGCGTGTGAACATGATCCGGTAGCGGCCGAGCCCAGCCGCAGGGATGACCTTCACCGTGTAAAACCGCTGGTCGTACGAATCGTCCCCGTAAGTGTCAGTCCGAACCTCCCGGGTCCCGGGAATCTCGTCGCCGTCCAGGTCAACCTGCCACCACTCAGCCTTGATCTGTACCGAGGCCTTGAGGCCCCGCAGAAAGACCGTGTTCCACCAGATCTGATTGCCATCGCGCGGCATGGTGAAGGGGCCAATTGGGCTGTAGACGGTCGATGGATTGATCGTCGTAGTGCCCACGTCGCCGGAGTAGGAGTTGGGCCAGGCACTGCTGCCGAACGTGAACGTGACATCACCGCCAGACGTCTCGTACGAGAGCACCGTGCAAATCTCATTGAATTCGACGGGGTCACCCAATCCATCGGTGTAGATGAACTGCACGCTGCAGGTGCCTCCAGGAACCAGGGCCTTGACGAGATCGAATGCCGGTCCGTCGGCAAATGTCGCGAGGAACTGTGTTTGCCCAAACACCGCGGTGATGCTTCCATCAACACCAAACACCGCCCCGTCCTGGGCGTAGGGCAGCTCCTGCCCGTTGACCTCGTCGCTTGCGAACGGCTCGTAGACGTCATTCAGGACGGTCTGGCCATACTCTGGATATCCGTCGACCACCGAAGGCTCGAACACCTCGTAGCTGGACCCGCTGATGTCTCCGATCGGCGTCTCGGCGTACTGGACGTCGGTGATGGTGCCGTGCCCGCGGCTGATGCACAGCCATTCGGTCACATACTTTAGGTGGTCGATGTATTCAACCGTCGAGGGTTGGATCAGGTCCGGCCACACCCGGCGATAGCCGTAGACATCTGGAATGGCCTGGTAGGCCCGGGCGACGTTGGTCTGGGCCGTGAGCTTGTTGTTGGGGCTGTCCTTGCCGACGGCGTCGCCCGAGATGTCGCCCGCATTGGGCATCGATGCGATCAGGGCGACGAGCACCACCGCATAGGCGACGTACCACCAGATGGAAATCCCTGCGATCTCGTACCCCGGTCGACAGACAATGACGACTTCGTCATCTGCACCTGGAGGGCGATCAAGTCGGGCGTCGGTGAGTGGATCGACCAGCTCGCCGTTGATCCGTAGGAGGCATCCTTCCCCGCCGTCCAGACGCCGGCCGATGTTGGCCTGAAGCGTTTCCGACAGGTCAAGCTCGAAGCTGCGCTTGCCGGTCGCCCCAAAGGGGTCGTTGAAGATGGTCAGCATGCCGAGCGCCTGAAGAAACGCAGGTCGGTGTAGAAGCGCTGCATGACCGCCAACCTCGTGAGACGCGCGGCGCCGGGGCGGCCATGGTCCCCATCGGAATGCAACAGCATGCCCGCCGGCAACAAGATGCCGCAGTGGGCAGGCGCTCCCTTGTGCCAGGCCATCCAGCCGGTCGATCCCGGCTCCGGCGTGCATTCCTCCCAGCCTGTCGCCGCCGCGAAGCCTTCGGGCATCTCCAGCATGGGCACCGGGCCCAAGTCGACGCCGATCACCTCCCGGAAATACAGCACTACCAAGCCGAAACAGTCGGCGCCACGCCAGTCGCTGCGCCCTCGGGCCCAGGGAATGCCGACGGCCAGGCGAACAAATTCTGTGGGTGTCATGAGGCGCTGCACGCGCCCCATGCTACGGAGCCATCAGGGCAGAGCCAGGCCTGTGAAAATCGTCGGGTCGTAGATGACGCCCACCCCGCGGCGCATCGGGTTGTCGTCGGTGGCCGTGACCTGGACGGTTTCTGTGCCGAAGGCAATGCCGCTTGTGTCCGAGGCGTAGAGGCGCCACGTGACCTGGGGCACGTCGGTGTCGCCCAAATAGACCGAATAGGTGATGTGGATGGGCGCCCGGATCCCGCTGGCGACGATCCTGGCAAGCTCGCGCTTGAAGTCGCGTCCAACCACCTGGCGCGGGAAACTGAGCGTCAACTTGGGCTGAGCGGCGCTGTCCTGGTCAGGGGGTTTGATCTGCATTGGCGCTGGCCGATGGACCTGGCCGCCCAGCACCACCTCAGCGAATTGGTTCGCCACCAGCCTGAACGGCAAATCGAAGGCGGGATGTTCGAACACCACGGCGTGGAATTCCGGCCGCTTGCTTTTTGTGGTCCAGAACGTTGCCTTGTCCATCAGGCCTCCGGCATTTCGTCGTTCATCGCCGGATCAAGGGCGCCGGCCCATCCGTCCAAGTCTTCCAGATAGGCGATCAACTCGGCCGCGTCGATGTACTCCTCCGGGATGATCTGGGCGCGCGCCATGATCGTCGCCTTGTAGCTCCACAGCGCGCCCTGCTCCGTGGTGGTCAGAAGGCCATCAGGGAGGAAGCGACAGGTGTGGGTGATGAGGCCGAACTCGGTTCGGATCGGCATGCTGAACTCGTCCAGGCCGCGCCGGATGATCTGCGTGAACCAGAGCTGGAAGACCACCGCTTCCGGTTGCGTGAAGCAGAAGGTGACATCCCAGATGACCGGCGTGTCGGTCCCGATGGCTTGGGCATAGGGCGCGCCGCGGCGTGGGTCCGACATGCTAAAAGACGCTGGCTGCGTCCGGCTTTTCGAGGCCCGAAGAATGGTGCGGAGGGTCAAGGGGTAGTCGACTGGCATCACACCCTCGCCTTCACGCTCGTCGCGCGGTTCAACGCCGACCACACCGGACCCGAGTTGGTGGCGATCTGGTTCGCCACCTCGTTGACTGCGACCGTAACCGTTTTAGCCTGTTGGTCAACCGAGGCGGTGGCTTGGGTGCCGCCGGCGTTGTTGTTGATGATGATCTGCCATGCCGGCCCGCTGCCGCCCGCCACATCGTCCGCAGACGTCACGCGACCCGCTGAGCTGGACGTCATGTACTGGGCGCCATTCGACGCGGTGAACATTTCGGGGCGGCCCGACTCGTTAATGCGGTAGAGGCTCCCTGCCTCCGTCGCACCACCGTACCGACGCGCCCCCGCCACCGGGGCGCCCGCAATCGCCGGCGCCCCCAGCGCTCCTGCCGCCGCTCCGGCTGCCGCCGCGGCCTCGGGCGCCATGAACGGGCCGACGATGGGAATCGCGGCCGTTGCGGCAAAGGCGCTCTGGGCGGCCAGGGCAGTCGTGACCGCCACCTGCGCCGTGACGGCGGCGGTGTAGGCCGCCGCGTTCGCCGCCTTCGACGCCATCATGGCCTTGTCCGCGGCCTGTCCGATGATGGCGTTCTTGATGTACTGCAGGCCCATTTGGACCAGCGCATTTACTCCCTCGTTGAGCACCGTAGAGGCCAACCCGTGCATCGCCTGCTTGGCCGTCATCGTCCCCTCAATCAGGCCCATGATCGAACTCGATGCGGTCGACGCGAAGCTGTTCAGCGAGTCCACCATCAGCTTGTTGGCGGCGCTTTGGGATGCGAACTCCTGCTCGACGAGCTGGTTTCGCTGCAGCCTGAACTGCTCCTGCAGCTCGGCCCGCTTCGCCTCCACGAACTCCGCGCCGTCGACGCCGGCCTTGGCCATCTCGGCCTCGTAGAACTGGACGATCGCGAGCTTGTCCTGGTATTCCTTTTGCAGCTGGGCGAGCGGGTTGATGCTGAGCACCTGCTGGCGGATCGAGTTCTGCGCGTCGACGGCGGCGCGAGCCTTTTCTGCCTCGGCCTGGATCGCCGTCATCGTTCCCGCCCGCACCGCGGCGTCAGCCCGGCGATTGCTCTCCTGACGGGCCAGGTCGATTTTTGTCAGCTCGTCCATCGTCGCGGCGATGTTGGCCTCGGCGGTGGTCTCGGCCGCCTTCTCGAGGATCGCCGCCCTCTGCTGCGCTGCGTTGAAGGTGGCCAGCGTCTTCCGGCGCTCCGCCTCGGCGTAGGTGATCTCGCCCAACTTCGCGTTGGCGTCAGCTCTCCGGATCTCCTCAGCCTTGATCGCCTCGATCTTGGCGACCTCATCCGTGGTCAGATTGATGTTGAGCTCGGCGATCTGCTCCGCCGTCTGCTCCTCAAGCAGTGCGCGCTCCTTCGCGAATTTCTTGTGGATCTCGACTTTGGCCTTCGCATAGACGCCAGCGTTGTCGCGATCCTGGGCCATGCGCTTGTCGTTGTCCGTCAGCGCTCGCTGCTCCTCGGCATCGATCCGGGCCATGGCGGTTTTGTTCGCTGCCACGAGGCCCTGGTAG